AACTTCTACAAAGTCTCCATCCAATATATTATTATTGTCATATGTCTCTATAATATAGTCTTGAATTCCTTCTTTAACAAAATTTTTAATTTCACATGATACTGGAACATTTACTATCCAATTATTTGCCAGTATATCATTGAGTCTTTTATATCCAAGAGTATTCATAGAAACCATATCATTTCTATAACAATACCGCCCAGCCCCTACTAAATTGGTTTGAGATAGTACTCCAGTAATTCTAAACTTAATTAATTCATTATTATTGGAGTATCCATAAGCAAAGTCATTAATTGAAACAATACTTCCGGCGTTAAAATCTTCAGTGATTCCGCTGCAACCTGTGAATTGAGTAGTAGTTTTTCCTGTATATGTAACTATAACTTCTCCAGCTAATCCAGGTAAAGAAAGTTCTCCTGAATTTGGAAAACCTAATGTTGAATCTACTAAAATATAATTTTGATCTTTTTTTAAATTTTCTAAAACTTTTGTTCTTGAATGAATAGAAAAATTTCCAAAGATACTTCCATTGTAACTAATATTTTTTTCATAGTCATATACTAAATTTAAATTATAATAAATTTTATTTTCTCTTATTATTTTTTTTAGATCGGTAACAGAACCAAAAGCAGTATTGGAGTAATCTGACTGATCTTGGAATATTGTCTTATTTACTAATTCCTCAATATTTCCTTCTAATGGCTCTACCACCAAATAACTTCTTACTCTATAATTATTACTAGATGGCTCTATTAGAAATTTACTTGGCTTTATTAAATTTACGTCTGAACCAAATAGTAATTTAAATAAAATTTTAAAAGATTCTTCCGTTCCCTTTGATGAATAAAAATCCTTTGATTGTTTTAGGGCTAAATTTTTATTAATACCTTCAAATAATTCTCTGTCTTCAAATCCTGGAAAAAATTGTACTTTTGTTTTTTTATAGAATTCGGACAAGAATAAAAAACTTAGGTTTTCTACTATCGATCCTTCTGAATGAGAATCCGCATTTGTGGAAGAAAATTTAAGTTCATCATTATTTCCATTATCATAAGAAAATGAACCACTAAATCCCCTGACACATTCTTCAAATGATGTATCTGTTTTTCTTTTATAGAGAATTATTTCATCATTTATCTTTATTAGGCCATAACTTTTTGGAAATCCGCTTGTATTATCTACAGAAATAGATTTCCCATTGTATTGAATATCTTTTAATAAAACAGTTTCTGTTACATAATTTGAATTATTATCTACTTTAACATAATGATCTATGTTATGAAGAATGTCTAAGCATCCTCCAACATTATCCATTGATCTGTAATATTCTTTTAGAAAACTAGTAACTAGAGGAAAATCTTCTTTTACAAATGTTGGTACTTGCGCTTCAACTATAGAACTTATTTTAATTCTTGTATTTTCCATTTATTAATTTATTACTAATTTTCCGTTTTGGTAACTTGAAGAAGGTATAAACAAAGATCCAGAAGAGTCTGATCCAGATTCTATAATATCAGGTATCATACTAATATCAACTTTATCATTATCTATTTTTAAGTATAAATCTTGAAGCCCTATAATATCATTAGACTCTGGAATAGCCGAAATTTGTAATATAGGAACTCCTCCACTAATTTTTAAACTTTCTTGAATATTTATTGGATATAACATTATTTCACCTTTAATATAATCAATATAACCAATATCATCATTAATTATATTATAATCCATATCAGAGTATAAGTTGAACAAAATCATTCTACCTTCTCTGGAATCATTAGGAATGTCTGACAAATAGACATAATCATTGTATAAGCTTGATTTGAATCCAGTAGATTTTATATTGAATCCGGACAGATCTTTTATGTGTATTCTATTTCCAAAGCATATTTCATACTCTGCGTTTCTACCAATTCCAACCTTAAGGTCTCTTCTCATTCGTACTTTTGTAATATTTGAAGTTACTGCTTCATGAGAATCGTCAATTATTTTCTGATATTTACTATACTTAAAACGAGAACCATATTTATTAATTTCTGTCGATTTTGAATATGTTCTTACATTATTTTCAATCAATGTTTTTACGGCATCACTACTTACTGCCTTATTAGAATCATAGTATACTTGGGATTCTGGTTCAATATAAAGATATTTGATATCAATTATTTCCGGTATAATTCCCGCAACACTATATTTGCTTAGAGAAGTCTTTATATTTTGTTTAATCGCATCTGGAACAAAATTACCATAGAATGGCTTTATTCCAACAAAAACTTTACCAAACTGTGGAGGATTTAAACTTTCACCTCCAAATGAAGTTACTGATTCTGCTTCGGGATATATTTGAGGTATGATGGCCTCATAATCAGCTGCAGTTACTGCTCTATTTTGAGATGAATAAAATTTTGGAGCAAAGTTTTTAATCGAAGAAACTGATTCAATTTCCGAACCACCTTGTGATGGTTCATTTGTTGTTAATAAAGAAACTCCAGTACTAATTACTTCTCCTCTATCATCAATAAGTCTACCAGAAAATTTAAATGTACCAAATCCATTTCCAGATTCTCCATTTGTTATGATATATGAGGCTTCAATAAAATTTTTATCTTCTAATTTTTTTCCAAAATAACCATCCCCAAATATCAATTCATATTGCTGATCTTCAATTTCTTGAATATAAAATGCTTTTGATTGCGAATCTACATTTAGTATATTAGATGCTCTAAAATAAGAAGTAGCTACAGTACTGGTTTGATTACTTCTTACCAATACTCTAATTGAAGATGAATCAATATTTGGATTTTCGAGTATGTATCTTTGATTTTTATTTGTAGAAGATACAATAAAATTGGTTGTTACATAATCTCCTTCAAGTATTTCGACATTTTCAAAAATAGCAATTCCATTTACAACTGGAACTGTAATATCAGATACAATGGAAAAAATATAATTATTAGATGCGAATACGTTTGATGTTGCTACAACACCTTTTTTCAATGTCACCGATAATGCGTTTCTTGATGATACATCTACAAAGAAACTGACTTTGGCTTTAGCTGCTGATCTCGATCTTGGAACATAACCAATATTTCTGGCGAGTGCTACAACATTTTCTCTCAGTGTTGCACTGTCTATAAAAACCTCATTGCTAATCATATTAGCATTGTATGAGGAAATATACGTGTTATATGCTAATATATCAATTAAAACGGATAAGTTTGAACCTTCAAAATCATAATCAGTAAAATCTGAATTTGATCTGAAGTAATCCTTAATCGTTTGTTTTATTTGATCGAAATCTAAATTCGTAAAGTTAGTAAGAGACATTATCGTGCCGATTGTAGTGCGAATGACAATTGTTGAGGAGATGCGTCAATTCCTACAATATTGTATATAACGAGAACATTAAATTCATTATCATCAAAATTTGGAGAGACTGTAACTTCAATCAATCTTACTCTTGGCTCATAATTTGTAATTGTATTTTCAATCTCTTCTTTTAATATTGACGCATTAATATCGTCAATATTTTCAAAAATACTTCTCCTTATATTAGATCCTAAGAATGGATTGAAAAATCTTTCTCCAGGAAAAGTATAGACCAAATTGCGAATAGAGCGAGCAATAGCAGTCTCATTTTTTATAGTGATTAAGTCATAGTTAATCGGATTCACTTGCATTGACATGCTAATATCTTTAAAACTTTTACTGACTCGCTCTAAAGGCATTTAAAAAACTAAATTAATCTTATTTTATTTATTATCCAAATATGGGTTCTGTACCGTATTCCCAGTCATCATAGTCCTCATCATTACGTATTTTTGAGTGAATTTCATTTTGAGCATGAAAATCATGTTTTTTGGGTGTTAATTGGTCGTGATTAATTTCACGAAGCATGTTTTTCTTCTGTTTTTCTTCAAAACAACCATAGTCTGATGTCAAACTTGTGGTTCCCCACATTTGATACATGTACTCTTTGTCCCTATCGACAGATTTAGACATTTTTTTACCTGATTTACGACAAATCAGAACTTTTTACGGGGTTACTATCCCGTGTCAAACTAAATCGATGTCATCTTGTAAGATTTCTTTTAAGTAATCCTTATTCCAGTATGAATAATAGTCTGTTTTTGCTAATTTTTCTCTAAATTTCCTTAATTTTTGCTTTGGTTGGGCTAAAATGAGGTTATATTTGCCATTATTTGTCTGAATTCCATCAATATATGAGTCATAGTGCTTACAATCTTCAAAAAATTTCCACTCTGGGTACTTTTGATTATAAAAATCAACCCATTTTTCAATATCTACGAGTGTTAGATCATCTTCAACCACAAAAATAACAACCTCATATCCTTCTATTGGTTTTATTTCTTCTGCTTTACATTCTATAATCTTAAAAATTGATCTTAATGCATATGGACATATAGGTAAACCACTTAATTCCTTACGATTTTCCGAAACCTTCCCAATCCATTCTAGTATATGGGTCTCTATTTGGTTCATAAAGAGCTACGAACGCCTATAAGGCTTATAAGACTATTTACGCACATAAAAAAAGCGCCCCTATAAGGAGCGCCGAGATTATTTGCCCTGACCTCTGTACTTCTTACGAGCACCATTACGACTTGTCGCCGCATACTTGGTATGTTTTCCAGTACCCTGTCTGGTATTTTTTGGACGGGACTCCATAAATTGCGTTCCCATCAGTGATTTTTTAATGGCCATTAAGTTTCCTCCAATTCAATTTCATTTGGGTCATATTCACCATCTTCATAGTATTGTTCTGCTAAGTCTTGTAGAATGTCTACACATTCTTCATAAGTAAGATCTTGATAAATTTTTCTTCCTTTATAAAGAATATTCATGAAGTTTAGATTACTCTTGTTTTTTCATGTCCTACCCGAATGCGAGGATCGCACCAGATCTCATAACCTTGATCCTTAGCATCCAAACAGAATGAAACATCTTCTCCACACATATCTTGTACTGCTCCGGATTCAAATACTTGCATCTTCGGAGCAAACCAAGGATATTCAAGATTCTCAAATACTCCATTCTTAATCATCACCCATCCAAATCCAGTATAATCAACTGTAAATGGTTTACGACGCTTTGAGATGCTTTCAATCGTTTCATGATTCATCACTCCACCATTTGAACGGAAATCATCTTCCTCTAACCAGTGAGCAACTGATGTAGTACGACCATCTTCAGTACAATACCAACCAGCTGTGATTTCCTTCTCTTCTCCTTCAGCAGGTAGTGCTAAATCACACAACTGCCAAAACTTTTCAGTGTTGAATACAATATCATTATCAATCCATAATTGATAATCATAATTTAAACGACCGTCCCAAGGAATTTGCTTTGGTCCTCTAAGAACATTTGCTCCGAGAACCTTACAACGAGCAAAGTTTACCATGGATGAGTAATCTTGAGAAATTTGAATACTCATGTTGTTTTGTACAATATCAAAACATAATTGTACAAAACTCTTTAGAAATGTATAAGAACATCCTCTACCTGGTAGGCAGAATACAATGCTCTTACCTCTCATTCGTTCTTTAATCGCATCATAATCCCATTCTTGGGTTTCTGAGCTTGTTGGTGCTTTTGCTTTTACAGTAAATCCTTTTGCCATAAGATTGAATAACCTTCAGTTCAATTCTAACGTCTTATTTATTTCTTGTCAATAAGAGGAATCTCTCATTGCTTCCTTTATACATGACAGTTCCTCATAACTCAAGTCCTCCGAAGAATACTCAGTTTTCATAATTCCTACCATGTTATTCAAGGTCTTCCATGTTGTTTCAAATTCTTCTTCCTTGATATTCGGAATAATACATTTTTCCTTCGCGTAAATGTGATAAACCTTTTCCATACGCAACCCCCTCAGACAAAAATTTTTCCGAAAATTTTTTTAATTACTCTTATTTTGTAACCGCATTATATATGAGGATTATCATAATTCCGAGCGGAATTCCTAAGAGTCTTAAAAAGAATTTCGGATACCTTATTAGCCACCCTGCAAATACTACCTTCCAGAAACTCCAATATGGCTTTTTTCTTTGAGGGTATTTGAGTCTTCTCATGGTCACGGAAAATTTTTTTGGGTTTTATATTTAACTCGCTCTTTGTCACCTCTGTAGGTTAGGGATGTTTGGGTTCTTATATACGGGGGGCGGTATGGGTTTATATAAACAATAACAAATAATCGTAATAACTGTCGATACGAATAACGAATAACTGTCGATACGAATAACGAAAGGGGAGGATTGTGCCTCCCCGGTATACCTTACCAGCCGATTCTCACCCATTGATCACGCCGACACCAGTAAAGTGAGGTGCCACGATTATACGAATCCCACGAAACTGTAACCCAGACAGACTCTAGATCATCGTACTGTTGCTGTAGATTAAAGCCCATTTGTACGAATCCAAAATCACATTCCCAGCGCCACTCTTGCCAGGCCTGACAGAACCTAACTGTACGAACAGTTAGTGAAAACAATTCTTTCACGATTGCGACCGTGAAACAAAAGATAAACTCACAAATCTCCAGATAGATGTTGATCAAATCACGCATATCGGGGCGATAGGTGACAGTAGCGGGGCGGATTGCGATGGACATTGTTACGAATGCAGGGTGGGTTGTGGGGTAGTTTTATGTCTTGCCCCAGGACAGTTAGTTACGCTTACCAGCCGTATTTGGTGGCGCAAATAGGACCGATGCCCCTCTCAATCGACTGCGGATCGGTTAACTCACGACCGCAGCAGGAGCATTCTCCGCTCTCTTTACCGTAGCGAATCGCCACGGTGAGGGGGTCACTCGCCGCCTCATTCAGCACCGCCTTAACCTCATCGGAGAGGCGGGAATCGAGTCCCTGACGTGTAACCTTGCCCAGATATTTGGGCTTCATTCCATAATCGCCCATTTCAGTCTCGCTTTGAGATGTAACCCAAAGCGCTGAAATATCGCGGTTAGGTTTAACGTTGATCCCCGCGAATCGCAGGGTCAGGCGCTTGGCACCCTTAGCCCGAGCGGCCTCAAAGGCGCCGAACAGGGCCTCGAAAGGGCTAGGGCCTGCCACGGCCTCCGGAGCGGCCTGCCGGGGCTGCTGAGCGTCGCTGGCGAGCTTGTGAGCCCAGGCCAGCTGGCGCTCACTCAGGCGGTTCCGGGACCGGTAGAGGTCCTGAGCAAAGGTGGAGCGCATCCCGGCCAGCGCGGCTATCGCCTCAGCATCGCTTAGGTAGCTGACAAACGACACCAGCTCGCCCTTACGGGCGACTTGCATCTCGCGGCCCGAGATGGCCCGGTCAGCAGCAGCGGTAGTGGTGGGCATCGGATCTTTCCGTTTGGGACTCCCCCAATATAGGGGCATCGGTGCCCTTACCGCGTTCGTATCAGCGGATCGTTACAAACGTTCACACTATTATGGCTTGGCAGGGTGGATGGCGACCTTTTGCGTCAACAGGGCTACCCCGCCCCTCATCCGATTGTCTCCACATCCTACAGGCTAGGAAGGGCCAGCTGTGGCTGGCTGGCCCGGATCGTTACAGTCCGTCACACTGCGCGACGGCGATCGATCCATGCACGGCGGCGGCGGATCTCATCGCCGTAGGTGTGGGCCTCGTCATCGTAGCGGCCTTCCGCGATCGGATTCCATCCGCGCATCGCCTCAGCAGCGGCGCGGGCGTCGCGGGCACTGTAGAACAGTTCTGCCATGGTCATGGTCTTTGCCTTTGCCTCCCAGCGGGAGAAATCGGCGGCGGTGGCGTGAGTGGCGGTCATGGCGTGTCTTGCGTTGACCCCCATAGATTCCCACCGATCCGGGCAAAGCACAAGGCCCCTTGTGCCAGCGGTCAAACTGGCCCCGGCAGGGGCCTAGGTGGCCCGGCAGGGCCTATACTAGGATCACAACGGAGGCGAGGGGCGGGAACCCTGACGACGGCAAATAGGTAACCCACCCTGCCATGAAATAGTTGTGTCGATTTGTGAATTTTTGGCGGATCGCTCGCGGTTGGCCCCATGGCGTGCTAGACTGTATGCATAAGGAAAGAGGGAGCGCAGGGGCGCGATGATACAAAACTGGACACTCACCCTGCCATAAAATAATTGATTTGAATGTGCCACTTTTTTATGTGTCTTTGTAACAATAAGAATCTTAACAATAAGAATTGTGAAAATATAAAGAATGGGGAGAAAGATCCTCCCCATTTGTGTTACAAACTCATGAGCAATATCTGCCTACAATAACTGTTCCATCGTAGTTGTAACGTATAAGAACTCCTGAGAAGTAGGAGTCTGAGGAGTACCCATTCCAATTGATGTTCACTGCAGAGTTTTTATCGACAAAGGGTGAGTCAGAATCAACTCGCATAAAGTCACCTACAGAATACCAATCACCTTTATATTTGAAAAACTCCATCGCATCAAACTCATCCTCAGTTAGGTAGTTAAACTGAGCCTTCAGTTCCTGTTTCAAACTACCCCACAGATACATCCCCATTACACACTCGCGGGGAACGCTGTTGGTCTTGATGGTGAGATCAGCCATGGCACGAATTGAGAGGAGTTTGGTTAACATTACGCATGCACATAAGCGGGAGAACTTTACGCCTGTGTGCATGCTGGCGAACTTTACGATGGGGGAGAATACCTCCCCCAACTCTACGCATCAGCAGGAGATCTGCAGGATTTCACGATCAACGTATTGATCGAGTTCCTTTGCCAGCTCGGCAAGAATAGGATCGAACTGGTCGATCTCATCGTAACCCTCCCGCTTCTCAAAGCTCAGGTAACCGAGTGCATCCCAGACCTCCTGAGTTGTCCAGCTGCCGGTCTCGCTCCACATCGAGACGTCCAAGGCATCGCAGTAGGCCTTCAGGTAGGCCAGGGCCTCGGTGAAGATCTTGCTGGTGTTGGTGGTGGTAGCCATTGGGCCTCCCGTGTTGACTCCTATAGTATGGCCCATGGAGGGTACCTATGGGCCAATCAGTGTGCGGAGATTTGACTGGCACACCCTTTTATGACTTGGCAGGGTAGGTTTCGACCTTTTTCGTCATCAAGGCTACCCCGCCTCTCGTTCCGTTGTGATCCTAGTATAAAGGGAAAGGGACCCCGTAGGGTCCCGGTGTGGTCAGTTCCAGGATTGGCTATCCTGGCGATAGTCTGTGTGGAGTCCGGCCAGCTCAGCGGCACAGAAGCCGTCGATGCCTGCCGCGGCCATTGCCGCGCTCCTGTGGCTGTTCAGCTGGGGCCTGCCGGGCTTGGTGCTGACCCAGATCTGCTGGCGGGTCTTGAGATCGGTGGCGATGTTGTAGAGTGCCATGGCTCCTCTGTGGTTGACTTGTTCAGTATAAAGGGGGGAAGGTCCCCCCTGAGGATCTCAGTGGTCAGTGCTGAGGGTGTCACAACCTGCCCAGCTCAGCAGGAGATCCAGGGTCTCATCATCGAGGTCGATCATGCCTCGCGTGTCCAGCTCCTCTACCTGGGCATCGGTTAGGAAAGGAGCATGAAGGGTGGTCATGGCGTCCGGTGCGGTTGACTCTTAAAGTATAAAGGGTAAGAGGGACCCTTGAAGGTCCCTCGTGTGAAGCTTAGCCGATTGTCACAGGCAGCCTTGCTCATTCAGGATGCCATAGGCAACCTCAAACCCGGTAGAAGTGGGATAGATTCCCAGATACAGACGGCCCAGAGAGAAGCCTAGAAACTCATCTCCCACATTCTTGATGGCTCGGGTGTCAATGCCTGCGTAGAAGGCTTCCTGGATGGCGGTAGGGGTTTGAAGGCGCATGGCGTGTCTTGGGTTGACTTGATCAGTATAGGGTCTTAGCGGCGGATCTCAGCCGCTATGGTGTCCAGTAGGTCAGCTGTCACATGCCTCACCGGTCGGATTGGCTCCCACAAAAGCCACAGGAGCAAACCAGCAGCGGCAACCTTAATCATGCTCCTGCGGTGGTAGTGTGGGCTTCTGGGCTTGGTTAGTGCGCTAATCATGCGAATTTAGCAGGGGAACCACAGGAACGGTAGAAAGCGATCATTCTCTCAGCTTCCTCTCGCGTGTTAAATGTCTGAAACCTCCACTCACAGTTGTTGTAAGGAACCTGGAACGTGATGGTGAACATTTGGTGCCCTTTGAGGTTGACTTGCTCAGTATATAGAACTAGGAGGGGGCATTGCTGCCCCCTGTGTGTCACTTGTCAGGCTGTCACTTCCAAAGGCCTTCAGCGATCAGACGGTTGACAAGAACCTGAGCCAGTTTGCCACAATGGGGGCAAGCCTTGGCATATTTGATCTCTGAGCGCAGGGAATACTTCTCAGGATTGCGGAAACCGCCAAACTTGTAGCGATAAACTGCACTCACAGTCTTAAGAAGTTGGCGCTTTTCGAGATCGTCTTCCACCAGCTTATAGGCAGGAATGAAGAAGCGGTAGTCCTTAATCAGGCGGCAACGGTTAAGGCGATCCACAATGTATTTGGCACCTTTGCCACCAAAATAGGGAGTAAGTTCCACCATCAGAAATGCACTAAATGGTGCCAACTCATCGGTGGTGCTAACAGTAACCTGCTGAGTCTTCAGCTCCTCCACAGCATCAAACAGGGTTTTGATGCTAGTCTCCAGGGTAGAGAGTGCGGTGGTGATGGTTTGGAGGTCCTGCATCTTTAAGATGGGGGGTTTAGTTTGCTCGGCGGGTTGTGTCCCGTCCGATGTGCTTAGTATGCCACCAGTGAACCCAGCAGATCAAGCGGGGTTGTGCCACTTGCCAAACCGGTTCAACTGGCCACAGCCGGACCCAACAGCTGCTAGAATAAGGGCACAAGGGAAGGAGGGCTGAGGTAGGCCTGCTGATGAAATAGTCGTCACCTCTCCTGCCATGAAATAAGTGTTAAGAGTTGAAACAAAAAAGCCCCCAAGCGGGGGCGGTGTGCTAGATTAGATGGTTGCTTCAGGCAGGGGAGGCAGCGGCTCCAGGCACTCGCTAAGGGTCTCGCTAGGGTGGCAGATCTGTGCATGTGAGCGGAGCGCCTTAGCATCTCTGATCGTGGCATACAGGGGCAGACCAAGGGTAACAGCGGCAGCCAGAGCCATCAGGAAGGCGCCAGAGAGACGGTTAAGGGTGTTCATGGTGTGACAGGCTAGATATGGGTGGAAGGGACCCCGTAGGGTCCCTGAGAGGCTCAGAAGGCCACCAGCTGATCCAGCTCCCACTGATCAACCTCGGCCACCTCAGCGGCACTGCTGGCGTTCGCGGCCAGCCACTTGTTGATGTGCTTGGATGTGGTGATGCTGTAGAACTTTTCGGTTCGCATCCAGCCGCGGCCAGGCACAAGGGCAGCCACAGGCGTCTGATAGCTAAACAGAACCTCAGTGCCATCTGCCAGGCTGACCTGAGTGCTGGTGATGGTGATTTGCGTGAGCTTCATGGGAGCGATCCCCTGACGACTCCCTTAAGATAGACCGGATGCTAGCAAAGGTCAAGGGGCTTGTGCCAGAAAAAAAGTGGCACACTGACCCACAATCGGACCCAGAACCTGCTAGAATAAGATCACAAGGGAAGAGGGAGCGGGGGCACCGCGAGGATACAAAACAAGACACCTACCCTGCCATAAAATAATTGTTAAATTATAATACAAAAAAGGGTTAGTATAACTAACCCCTTGAAATTATCAGTAGTTTAGCACCTCCTCGGCATCAGATTCGGCTGCTGATTCTGTCCGGAAAGGTCCATAAAAGTCAGAATCGGGCATACAGCCGGGGGAACATACAGCCCAGTAGTATCCTGGAGTGTAGATAGAATCGCCCTTAGATTCACTCAAACCTTCCCACTGATTGCGTTCTTCGCAGTCAGATTCTGACAGGAAGGTGATCCAAACCGGTGTGCTAGTGTCGCTGTCGGTGTGGTTGATCGTGGTTTGCATCGGTGGCTCCGTTGCGGACTTCCTAAGTGTACCAGGTAGGGAGGGACCCAGTAGGGTCCCAGTGTGCGATTTCTCAGCTGTCCCGCAGCCAGGCCCGGATCCGGTCGTACTGGCCCATCAGCTCGGCCCGGATCATGCGGCAGGCCTCAAGGTCCAGGTCGTCGCGTTCTCCCTTGAGCACAGCGGCTTCCAGGCCGCTCCAGTGCCGCCAGCTGTCGAACAGCGCCGAAGCCATCTGGCTGGCCTCGTAGCGGCTCAGGGTCAGGGTCATGGTCTCGTTAGCCATTGGGCCTCCGTGTTTGACCCCTATAGAATCCCATAGATCGCGGCGGAGCACAAGGGGGCCTTGTGCCAGTGGCCAAACTGGTTTAATTTGCCCCACAACAGCCCCATCTGGCCCATGGCATGGTAGACTATATGCACAACCGAGAGAGGGCTGAGGTAGGCCTGAAGAAGAAAAGGATCGACACTTCTCCTGCCATGAAATAGTTGTGTCGATTTGTGAACACAGCCCCATCTGGCCCCATGATCTGCTAGACTATGATCACAAGCGAAGGAGGGGCGGGAACCCTGAAGACAAAAAATAGGACACTCACCCTGCCATAAAATAATGAGTTTTTATAAAGAATTAAATTGTAATTCTTATTTAATTCTTTACATTTAGCTAAGTATAAAGAATAAAACAGGGAATTGCGTTTGATTTACAATTCCCTGCTGGCTAATCTCAGACCAGTTGGAGTAGATTAGCGCGGAGTGCTCGGTTCACAAATTGACCCACACTTTCGCCCTCTTCGATAACATCGTTGAGGTCATTCTGCCAGGCCTCAGTATCAGCAACCTTGTAGGTATAAGGCTTGCCAGATACAAACTCGATGGTAACTTGATCGCCTTTCAGTTCGCTGATGCTGTTGATTGCAGTGCTGTTGAAGTTCATAATCCTGATAAAGTGTTGAAGTTGGGTAACTTTAGGGCAAACCCATTCCCATAGTGTCAGTTAGAACTGACAGTAGAACACATAACCGTCCTGAATGTCATAACTATCACGAAGATTCTCCCAAGTACCTTCCCAATCAATCACGACATGCGGGGGAACATCACGCATAGGGTAGCATTCCTCTGTAATGTATTGTGCAAACTCCGCACCATCTGTGAACTCTCCTTGATACGATTCCTCGAAGTGTTCAATACACTCCACGCCATAAAGGTCGATGAAGGTATAGATGGCGTCATGCGAGTGACCTTCACGCATAAGGCGCAATACGTCCTCATTCTCCTCATCATTCTCACTAACTGACTCCACGACGGTGTTAATCTTACCTTGAACAGTCAGCAACTCAGTGTAAAAATCAGTGAATTGCAGACGTTCTGTGCCATCATCACGAGTGGAAACATAACCACAGGCCCGCACGATCTCACTGGCGGTGTTGCCAGCCTCGCGCATTTCGGTGACCTTAATGAGCAGTTCCTGACCTTTGAGCATGGTGCCTCTTGGGGGTGGTGCGGGTTCCTGTCCCGCTTGATCTAAGTGTAGCAGATGGGGGGTGGGGGTGGTGAGCCCCCTTGTGCCAGTTGCTCAGCCGTCTGACTCGGCAGGATCGCCTAGCAGTTCGGGATAGTATTCGTTACACTCAGTGAGCAATTCTTCATCCGAATACTTATCATAACCCTCATCCAGGTAATCATAACATAGTTGGGTCATTGTTTTAAGGTCCATACTATCCAGCATCTGCTGAATGAGAGCATCTTGGAGTTCAGAACGGTTCATGATAGTATGTCGTGGACAAAGGTAGTATGGCAGGGATCTCATGAGAACACAAGATCCCTTGTGCCAGTTGTCAGAATGTCATCGAGATGGCATCCTCCGGGAAGCGCTGAAGGGTAGACACCACAAGGGCATCAGAGACGGGCTTGCGGGCCACGGGAAGGCCTTGCTGCCAGCCGGTGGCTACCCAACCCATAGGACCCTTTTCGAAGGTCACATCCTGGCCCTGAATGAGGATCCGGGCTGCCTTCTCGGCGATGATAGAAGCGGTGGAGCTGGGCATCGGGTTGTCCCCTGACGACTCCCTTAAGGTACTGCCTGAAAGCCTCATAGGTCAATAGGCCGCGGCCAGTCCTAGAACTGTCCATCAGGTGGCCTAGTGGTCCCTCCAATGCCTTACAATTAGGTCACAAGCGAAGGAGGGCCGGGGTAGGCCTGAGGAAGAAAAAGATCGACACTTCCCCTGTCATAAAATAATTGTTAATTTTTAATACAAAAAGAGATTAGATCTTCTAATCTCTTATGAAAAACTCTTAGAATCTAATGATCGGATGATCTATGTCAAGCACTTGACATTCATCTGTAGCAAATACAAGTTCTACCTGCAGTTGGTAGTATTCATCCGTGCCAGTATCATAAACTGCCACATCAGAGCTCAACTGCTCCTCAGTAAGATTCTGAAGTTGAGTGAGAAGATCCTTGTAAGTCATCATGATAAAATTCAGGCGTAGATGGGAGAAACAGTGAGACGTTGATAATCAGTGCCCCTCAGTTCGAAAAGCATAGCATCAACAACCCGGTCCATTTGCTTGAGAATGGCATTGTGTGTTTTGCACTTTCTCATTTTGACTTCCTTAACCGTTGTGGTTCCATCCTTCCAATCAATCTCAACCGAATAGATCATGGTGGGAAAGTGCCTCTCGGGTACGCATATAATGTAGCGCGAGAAGTCCACGCACACGCCCATGGCGGAGCAGTTCACGCACTGGCACAAGACCTCGCCAGACCCCACCAGAAGGCGCTACAATAAGGTCAAACAGAGAGAGGGGTGGGGTAACCCCGTTGACGCAATAATTCGTCACTTCCCCTGCCATAAAATAAGAACTATTAAGAAATAAAAAAAGATTCATGAGAAATCATGAATCCTTATGTTCACTTTATTAAAATTAAAACAATGACCAAATATGAATTCACACCATAGGCACTACATCCACATAAGAGTTTGGATACTTTTCAGAAAACATGTCACAAGCACAATCTGCCGAATCTTCAGTATAATAGGTTCCCAGTACTTGCTGGTTTCCTTCATCATCAAAGCGAATGACCTTGTAATTCATAGCAAGAATTGATTTGGACATTTATATAATCTCATGAATTCATGAGACTGTCAAGAGACCTTATGCCAGTTTCAGAACTGGATCTCTTCCATGGTAGGCTCTGGACTCTCATCACCCTCCATAATAGTATCAAGGATCTGGAGAATCTCATCTCCTGTGTTACCCTTACGAAGCATTGAAATCAGAAGATCTTTAGACATGATTACGAATGAGAAAAGTTTACGAAATGGCGCACAGGATTCCCATGCGCCAGAAGTTTACGAATCAGGCAGCGATGACACTCAGGGTATCATCTTTGATGCGCTGGTTCACAAACCGACCAACACTTTTACCTTCAGTGATTACATCAGTCAGCGAAGTCACGAAGTTGGTGACATCATTGACACTGTAATCATAAGAACGACCACCATTAAAGGTAATCGTCACGATGTTATCATTGAGATCAATGTTCTCAATGGCAGAAGAAGTGAAAGCAGGAAACATGATAAGATAACTCCTTGTTCAGTGAATGCCGGTGGTGTTCCCTCCGACTCACATATAATGCCACAGTTCTCCGGACTACGCAACCCCTTATGGACGCTTAGAGAACTGGCACGTGCATGGCGAGAAGTCCACGAACCTGTGCTATCTTATAAGAAATCAGAGGAGGTGCGGGGTAGCACTGTTGACGACAAAGATCGTAATGTTTCCTGCCATAAGATACTTAAGTATAAGAATAAAAAAAGGACTTCTAAGAGTCCTTATAAGAATTACCAATCAATGTCAAAGTCTTCAACATAGGCTTCTACCTTTTCATTAGGCTCTAGTTTGAATAGTTTATCAAAATCAATCTGACGTGGATCAAAATCTGACATAACTTCCATATCTAAAGTAATGCGAACACGGCGCTTCTGTGCTAGTTGATAGGAAACCATAAGAACTTTGAAGTAACTGGATACAGTATAAGACCTAAGGCTCCCCCCGTCAAGAGGGTGAGAGTATTTATGAGGATCTCTTATGGTTTGCGAGATCTTATGTAGATTTTTTAATCTCGGGGATTTTGGGATTCCGGGGGGCTTGACATTTTTGAGGCCTTATGGTATAATGCGGGCTAAGACCACAAGACCCTGAGGGCTTTATAAGGTATTATAAAGGTATTATAAGAGGTTTATAAGGTTTATAAGGTTTATAAGGTATTATAAGAGGTTTATAAGGTATTATAAGAGGTTTATAAGGTATTATAAGAGGTTTATAAGGTATTATAAGAGGTTTATAAGGTTTATAAGGTTTATAAAAGTATTATAAGAGGTTTATAAAGGTATTATAAGAGACATTACGAATAGAATATAAGACATTATAAGAGATTTTATATCGTTTTTACAGAGAAGACTACGAATACAAATATAAACAATTATAACAAGTTTTCCACAGATTATAAGGGTTTTAACACATAAAACAATAGGTTTTCCACAACCTTGTGGAAAAGATACAACACGCAACTATATTTTTTAATACATTTTTAATTGTTTTTTAACATAAAAAAACCTTCAGTATTACCTGAAAGTCTTATAAAAACTCAGTTCTTATAATAATAACCAAGTGTCTTCATAACATCAATCAACTGATTATGAACCTTCTCTACTTCTTCCCTTTCATCATCATCCATAGATTCATAATCAACAAAATCAAGTTCTTCTACATTAACAGTACCGTCCTGATACTGAGGAGCATAATACAATTCACCTTCCGTATCAATGGAATAAGCGCAACCATGATTTTCGGGAATGAGAAGAATGTTCATTTGGAAGAACTGTTTGAACTCTCTTAATATACACGTTTTAGAGGGTGATGGTTGAATTGGTGGACGGTTTGCAAATTGACCTTTATGAGATGAGACTGGTATGGGGTATGAGACTAGATTGAGTCTGGTTGAGATCCCTTGCTATGACTAGGTTCTGTTTTAAGATTTTTTTGAATTTTCAGTTGTGAGTAGGACAGGACGATCGGCCCGGATGAAATCAATCATAATTTGGATCTATAACAGAACCCTGATGAGATGTTGGTCTTAATGGAGTTGCTTTATTTGCCTTTTGTTTGGGTGATAGATTCCTTGTAATACCGTGCTGATTACCTTGAGAATCAGGCTCACTTAAACCTTGTGTTTTAGTATTCAATCTTGCCCTACCAGCATTTGCTCCACCTATTGGTTGAGATGTAATTTTGACTCCTGGCCTTGGAGAAGTAGAAGCAACATTTTGCTTGAATCTTGTCATTTGAAGAGCCGCCTTGGTTCTTTCGGCGGGGGTTAAATTAGGGCGATTTGCATCAGTGTTTTTTGTATTCTGAACAAAGTGATTTGGTCCAATACCAGTATAAGAAACCTCAAAAGGACTATTCTTTGCTCTGAATGTATAAACAGGATTTCCTTTCTTATCCTTAGAACTTTCTACATCATAATCATCAGTGGACGATGTATTAAACGGCTCGGCGAATCTTTTCGGTGATGTTCTTACCTTTTCAGTATCAATGTTTGGATTTGTTTTTGCCTTCTCTCGGGCCTTGGCCATTGGTGTTTTACCTGATCCTGGCAATGGTTTGAATGGTGGATTCCAGGCATCACTTAAAAACTCTGAATAGCTTTTCATTTGAAATTGTTTTATTATTACTTATATACACACATAAAAAAAGAGAGGGTTTATAATGACCCTCTCACTCTTTGATTGAATTTTCAGTAATCGGCAATAACAAGATCACTCTGAATTACATGAAGATCCTCTCGCATTTGTTTGAAATTCTCTTCAGTGAAGAATGAGGGAATCTCCTCATCATTCTCATCATACATCTCAGAAATCCAATAATCAAAAATCATTTGATTATTCTCATACAACTCATCCAACGTTTCAATCATTGCGGAGCGAAGTTCGTAAGCAGTCATGAGAAGTTCGGTTGATTGAGTGTGAACTGAAATCAGTCTAGATCAGGATTCTGATTCTGGAGCAGGTGATGAGACAGTTTGAGAATTGACCTTTACGGAAACATTATAAGGGCTGCGGAAAAAACGCCGAAAGGCAGTAAACAAAATAATACCCGTTGAAAGTACACCAACCAAACCAAGGAAGGTAATAGCATCGCCAGAGAATGTGTAAGTGTCAGGATTCATGATGTTCAAATGTAGTAAGCAGTTTGTGGGCGGCCAGCATTGGCACAATGGGAATTCAACCGATCAACCTCATTCTGAGCAATCTCCTCATCATGAGTTTCATACAACAAGATTGTCTCATTGTTGTCATCAACAGCATAAATGTGAAAAGTCATGAGAGTTGTTTGAACTGAAGGTAGTATAGAGCAGATGGAAGATGGTTGTCCACCTGCTCTGTGACAGTTAGATCACTGTCCTATGATCACAATTTGACTGCGACCTTTTTCGACTTTGATTGTGCCATTTTCATCGCAGTAAACAGTATAATCGCAGCCATAAACACTTTCATGAACAACAGTCCAATCATCTTCCGTTACCTTTACAATGACATAACCATAAATGTTTTCCGCTCCGAGAATGTTCTGACAATCCCGAAATGCACTTTCAAGACTCACAAAAACATGAGAATCAGTAAAGAATTCATACTCATTCTCACCGAGAACAATGGCCTTGTAAAATGGAATGCTCATGGTCGGGTTTCCTGAGGACTTAAGTAGAATACCAGAAAAGGCGGAGCCCCGTAGGGCTCCTTGGGCCACTTGTCAGACTGTCACCGTCTGAGCAATGTGATAGGCTTCTTCAAAAGTGGAAACATTCTCCGCCACACAAGAATCAATCGATGGTTGAATCTTGTCGCCAGTGGACTTTCTAACCCATACATTAAATGAATCATAAGCAACACCAGCAAAATAGCAGTTGTGCTCATCACTCCATTCGGGCTTGTGACGAATCGCACGATGCTTGATTGTCACATTTGGATTGGCGCTCATTTCATATACATCAAAGGAACAATCCTTCAGACGACGATAGCAATCCAGACCTTCAGACAGATCGTTGCCGGTTTCAAACAGTGTTTTGAGTGCCATTGGGCTTTTGTGTTGACTTTGTAAGTATAGGGCAAAGAAAGGCTCTCTGCGAGTCGGAGTGGGCGGTTCATCAACTGTCCATAATACCTTGACGACTTCTAAGCGAGGCAGGCAAAAATGAGACATAAAAAGGGGACAGCATCTCTGCCCCTGGTCATTTGTTGATTTGAGTGTAGGAACGGTTAATGATAGTAACCCATTCGGTCGGGGGTGATAGTTTATCAGCAACTTTCACCCAACGACCCTTAAACTTCACAAGTGTATATTTCATGATCAGTTATCGCTGAAGATGCGACAAGGACGGTAGGAAATGTTATCACGGAAAGTCAAAGTAGAAAGTTACATGACCGTCACTCCTCAAAGCAAAGAATGATTGGAGAATCATCTACCATTGCGAAAAATGTATCGCACAGTTGAAACTCATAATCAATAATGAATTCATCATGTAGATAATCTACAGGAACTTCATATTCGGCGGCCAGTTGTTCCAGGTTAAAGTTGTTCACGATGAAAGGAGAAAATGAATGAAGAAAAAAAGAGGCTTTTTACCAGAACCAGCCTCTTTTACGAACCTCTTGTAGATTCCAAATGTCATTGTCATTGACATCATAGCGCTGAACAATTTGTTCTCGCGCTCCTTGCCATGTATTGGAGTCTACATAAACCCTCTGGCGGCCAGAGTTCTGGCTCAACCATACATCTGCCTGATACTGTGCCATGATTAAAAAGAATTAGCGAGCATAAAGATAAGAACCGGCCCAATCTGCATTTTCAAACAACCATTCACGTTGCTCAATGATTCGCAGATCATAACGTACACCTTTGGCCGGTGATTTATAGGTGGCAGACTTATACACTTCTCCCGTCTTTTTATCAATAAAGGCATGAACTGATTTGGATCCATGAGCATTCATAATGATTTTATGATACTTACGACCACTCTCAAAAGTAAAGTCATAATCGCTATGACCATTCTTGAGATCAGTGATACATGCCTGATGATAATTCACAGAACATGTATCACCAGCATCGGCCTTGTAAATAGCATTCTCATGAGATTTAATGCTATAATCAATATAATTCTGACGAAGGGCATCACAGAGCATGAATGTCCACTTGGTCACATTCAGTTGAATGGTGTTGCGAGCATCTTGCTCGGCAGCATATTGTGCGAAGGTGGTGGTTGTCATGGCTTTGTGAAGTGCCTGTGTTTGACTCTCTTAATATACAGGATTCAGAGAGCAGTGGTCAATTCAGTGGACAGTTTCAAAACTGGCTCATCAAATCGTTTTGCCCACAATTCATAACTTTTTTCCCGAACATTACGAAGAAGATCAATCTGCTGATTTTCTCCTTCTGCTACATAACCAAGCACATTTTCGGCAGAATCCAATAGTTGAGTAAGAGCAATGTTAATCATCTCGTGCTCTTCAGAATTGATAGAAAGATTCAGGTTAGATTCAATCACGATCGGAAATGCTCCAGGTGGTAGTGCGAATTGGCTTAATTTCACCGCTCAGAATCTTCTTGCGGTTTTCATTTTCAATCTCAAGATGGTTTTGGTAATTCTTGAGTGCCATTTGAATGGCTGGATCATTCTTGGCAAAATCATTAAGAATAAACATGTCTTTCATGATTCCATGATTTTTTGATGAAGTGAACTGAGAAGATTATAGTCCATCTCCATGAAAATTGAATGATCACTTAATGAAATCATAATTTCCTGAAGAAGAACTAACTCCTCATAAGTCAGTTCATTGACAGAAACTGTTGTCATGGTTCAGTAATCCAAATGGCCCGATCAGTTCCCATTGTAAACTGATGATCCCATACGAAATGAGTTGCTTCTTGATTCGTCATATTAAGATTGTTAACAAAGAACTGAACTGCCTCAGAGAAGGTTACGAATCGGTGAGTTTTTTTCATTTTGCGTAACGACAATTAGGATGAGATTTCGGTAGTTCGGCACATACTTTATTGTATGCTTCGAACATTTTTCGATCACGCTTAATCAACATGCTATTATACAAGAGAATAGCAATAATAAGAAAGAACCAATAAGGAGTTCTCATAGTGTTTGAAACTCTTGTGCTTCTTTTATATCAGAGTCATAGTATTTGCGGAAGATTGAGTTGATGATAGGATACCACTCAGAATTACCTGAGGGATACCCACATTCTTCCACTTTACGCAAAAAATGAAGAATGCAAGTTTCTTCATCTTTGGTGAAGTTGACTCGGTTGAGAGTGTAACCTGTCATGGCGGTGAATTGCTTTGACTCTTTAAGAATACACGAAATTCGGAAGAAGTTCACGAACAGTGGACAGTTCCTAAACTGTCATGGTCTTTCGGCGAATACGCTTCACTTCATCTTCAATCATTTCATTCACTTGAGAATAAATGTAATCATTACATCCAATTTCAATCAATACATCATCAGTATCATCAGGATTTAGGTGCTTCTCTACATTTAGATCAGGAAATCCCTCCTCATCATTCTCATAATAGAATACATCATCTTTTGTAAAGATGAAAGCAGCACAAGGAGCACTTTCTCCCTGTTGAGCAATCAGTTTATCAATTTGATAACGGAGAGTTGCGAGAGAACGGTACATGATCAGTTGTTAGAAACGGTGGTGAAAATGGAGATCCGTTTGCTTGACGAGTCAAGTATAAACGGCCGGAGTGGCACCTAGAAGGCCCTCTGTGCCACTTCTAAGGCTGTCACATGAACAATCTATTCAAAAGACTGTTAAAAGTTGTACTCACCAATCAATTTTACAAAAGGACCATTTTGGTTGATCTTCACCGATATCTTCATAAGTATAAAGATATTCGCACCCATAATCTTTAGCATAATCAAACATTTCTTTTTCAGAATTGAAATGCTTTGGATCCACATCGCTATCTCCACGCTCAGAATGATAAAGTGGCTGAGGATTACGATCATTTTTTGACATAATCATACCCTGATCATCCACAATATATTCGCCCTTTTCATCCCGAAGAGTTGGACCGCTAGTCCAGGTATTACGAGTCTTGATGGATGACATATTGCCGCCATCAATCAACTCAATGACCTTTTGACGATCCTGATAATCTTCTTTCAGAACTTTGCCAGTGAACTCAGGATAACCATCCCAGTGGCAATAAACGCCACTGAAGGTATCATCAGAGTGCTTGATGGAGATGAAGGAACGAGTGGCCATGAGGTGCGTTGGAATTCAACAATGTCAATATACCAGGGATTCGGGACCAGATCACGAATAGTGTGCCAGTTAGTCAGGTGTCACATAAAATGATCATCTAGGGTAATTTCACGAGTATTTCCTTCTGTTTCAATTCGTTTCTTCGCAATATCGCAATAATGCTGACTCAAATCAATTCCAACAAATTCTCTATTTTCACGAATAGCAGCAACTCCAGTGGTGCCACTGCCACAGAAGGGGTCAAGCACAATTGAATTTTCAGGAGAATAGATTTTAATCAAATAAGACATCAAATCCACTGGTTTGACTGTAGGATGATCATTATCTGTTCCCTTTTCTTTACGTGTCGCACGAGGAGCATAAAAATACTTTTGATGCTCAGTTTGAACTTCACCAACAATATTAGAAGGATACCTACCATTAGGATTGGCATCTACAGTTCCAAATTCTTTTCCACTTCCTGTTGTTTTGCCATCTTTTCCGAATGTGCGTCGTTTTGCACCTTGAGCAACCCAACCTTTTGGAGGTTTCTTATCCCATGGAACACGAGTGGTTTCTGTATCAATTAGACCGCAACCCCACTTCTCATGATTATTCTTAAGAGATCCTTCATAAGGTTTTTGAGCAACAACAATAGGTTCATGTGCTGGCTTAAGACGATTAAACTTTGGCATCTTAGTTGTTGTCATCCACATGATCTGATCCTTAATTACAAATCCAGCATCTTCAACATTTACCGCCATACGATGATAAAGTTCAGGAGAACAAAATGATAAACAAAATGCTCCTGGGCGAAGAACACGAATAACTTCTTTCCAAATGTCTACACTCGGAACAGCATGATCCCACTCTTCACCAACAATATCCATGCCATATGGCGGATCAGTTATACAAGAATGAAAAAAATTCTCCCCATAAGAGGGGAGAATGGATTGGCAATCGCCAGTTAGAATATTGAAATTATTGGAGCACATTATAAGGTTCTATTCCGTTTGCTTGCGAAAGCCATTTTACATCAATTGGCTTAATTTGTCCATCACGGTAAGCATCAGCCACTTTACAACAATGAGTCAGATAAGTTTTACGATTACTTTCCATTTCTACGCGACGTGAACTGATATTTTCTTCAGTTGGTTGAACATCTACACCACTACCTTGTTCAAGAAAATAATAAGCTTTTATGTCAGCATCTTTATTTTTAAGTTGGTGCTCAAACATCCAGAAAAGTTTACGATAATGATCATATGGGCGACCCCATCCCATAACGAAATCATATTCACCCAGTTTCACTCCATATTTTTCAATTAGGGCTTTTTTTGCGCTCTTTTCGTCATAAGGTTCAATAGAAACTCTAATTCCCTCTTCTGCAAGAATTTCAGCAACAAAAACACGGCGATCTTTCTTGCGAGTTTCTTTATAATTTTTCAAAAGAACTTCATATACTGCTTCTTCAGTCTTTTCAATTTCACCGTATTTGAAACCAAGAAGAATCATATTCTTGACATCATTAGGCGTACAGTCATTTTTTTTCTCTTTAGATGGATTATTTGCCATAGTGCCGAATTGAAGCAGAGAGTACTCACTTTTACCCTCAATTAGAGCACAAGGGAAATGATTCCAAGGAAGTTCAAAACGATTGTTACCGTCACGAACAATATACTTATACACTTTCCCACAGTATTCAATCGGAGAGTCTAATTCAGAAATAGCGGGTTGATAGCAATGATAATCATAGCCATCATTGATAATACTATCCCGAATATTATTTTGAGTACCCTTAAATAGTGCTTGACCGACACGAGTTTGACAAGGAATATCAAGTTCACGCGCAATCGTGTGCGACATCACCTCATTTTTATCAGCAATCATCCACTTTTTGAAAGTGATACCAGGAGCAGATGTGGTTTTCGTTTTATCATTCCACATGATAATACGACCATGACGCTCAAGCATTTCTAAAGAAAAAATATTATCATTATAATTAATATCTTCTGTGGGATTTAGATAATATGTTCCATTGTAGTCAACAAATGTCAAAAGTTTATCATCACGAAGTTCCTGAACATCTCTGAGAACTCCAGAGTTTGGAGCTTCTAAATTACTATAAATTGTGGAAGAAATATTAGAAAGATGCTCGTAGATTTCCTGAACATGGAACTCTACTTCTGGTCGGAAAGTTTCTTTCAAAATATCGAGAAGTTGTGATTTTGTGGGGCTCATGATTAAAAATTTGATGAATGGTTAATGAAAAGTTTTTAGTTCCAGGAGTAGTTAATAACGTTAGATTCGCACCGTTGCCGGTCGGAGTGTTTGAAATAATCCTTTTTACCCCGTCCTGTTTGAATATACATGTTCCTAACGTAGAAATCAAATCCACGAGGATCATTTTGCCATTCTTCATCCATTTGATATGTCCGAAGAACGGAATCCAGATCAGTTGTAAGATCTTTGTAAAGTTTGCGCTTTTCGGGCTTGACTACATCTTCGGCAAAGAAAATAGTAGTTTCATTGTACTTGGCACTGCTGAAAATATAAACTACTCCTTCCTTGGGAAGACCGCCATTAAAAGTTGGATAAACCTGTTTGCTGGACTTACATTCAATGTCAACATTTCGGTTAGGAAGATTTACACGGAAGTCAGGTGATGCTTGAGAACCATTTGGCTGATATTCATATTGATATTCATATTTTTTAAGCAATTTCTCTACTTGTTGTTCATGAAGAGGATTGTCTTGGCTATTTGATTTGTAAGGAAGTGTGAGAACTTCTTGCCAAAATTGTTTCATATGTTTTATCTCTAACGTAAACGTTAGTTGAAAGTACAATGAGTGTCTTTTGGGCGCATCTCATTCCCATAAATCACGAAGAAGTTCTTGAACGGGGAACTGGTGTTGCTACCATACCATTTTCATAGAAGTAATTAACACGAGCACGCCTAAGTTCTTGAAGCATTTCAAATTCTGCCTTTTGGTCAGATGTAAATTTGAAATCTTGATCCTTCCAAATTTTACGGAGATCATTGAGGCGATGAAGAATTTCGTGAAAGTACATAATCAATAATCGTAGGAAAGGTCAAAATTTGCGTCGCCCATCGATGAATCATCAAATTGAAGCTCATCTTCAAAAAGATCTTTCATCTCGGGAAGATCCCAGATTTCACCGGGAGAATCGACAATCTCTTGCCAATTTGGGTCAAACATGGTCGGTTCCTTTGAGGACATTTGTAGTTTAGGGCATTGAGGAGAGGAGTCTAGTGAGCAGTGTGCCAGTTCTTAAATTGGCAGCACTGCCACTGATTTTCCTTTTTGAAGTTTGGCAACATAAGCACGAGCAGCCTTCTCGGTCTTGAAAAATTTCAATTGTTCATTATTGTAGATAAGCATAAGACCATTACCATGTTCAACGGCAGCATAGCCATCCTTTGTAATAAAAGGTTTTGGAAGAGGTTTTGAATCTAAAATGGTCGGATGAGTCGCAAAAGGATAGTGCATTTTAATTACTTTTCGATAACACAGTCTAGCATTTCACCCTTCTCAAATACAGTATCAACTACATTTTGAAGAGCCTTTTCAGTTGCGATACCAGTCTTAGAATATACTGGAACAACGCACAAGCCAAAAGTTTTCGATTCATTACCAGTCCTCAGCACACGCCCAATAGTTTGGGTCATTTCAATCACATCCATGTTGCGAAGGAACACAACAGCTTCAAGTTCGCTTACATTGATACCTTCACTTAGAATTGAACGATGAAGACACACAAACTTCTTAGAAGGATCTTTACCCCAAGAATTGAGTGTATCAAAGAATACTTCTCGATTTACCTTCCTACCATCAATTACAGCACCTGTTTTGGAAGTGATGTAAAGATAGGAATAACCGCGACATTTTAGCTGAAGGCAAAAATTAGTATCGCTGATTAGATTTGTAAGTTGGCTGGTTGTTTTGGCGCAAACAAGAATCTTTTTACAGCCTGTTTCATCAATCGTACTCATCAAGTTCTCGTTATCAGACTCTGAAGTAATCTGTTTAGAGTCAATAACTTCAAACTTCTTGGATACAATTTTAGGAGCAACAATATATCCACCATCAACAAGTTCTGGGGCTGTTACCCTACAAATAATATCACCATAAACTTCACGATCATTCATACCGGGTTTGGTAAGAGTTTGTGATGTTTTTCTTGTTGCCGTGAAGAAATAACAACGCTTTGCATTAAAGGAGAAGTGCTCTGTTGCGGGGAAGAAATTACGCTTTACGCTGTTATGAGCCTCATCAAAGTAAATTGTATCAACATCAATACCAGAATCAACAACTCGTTGAAGAGAATTGTACGTTGTGAAAATAAGTTGATGAGAATTAGTCTCTTTACATAGAATATCGTGCGCTTTGATGTGAGATGGTTTTGTCGTGTTATAGTGGCTGGTTTCTCCACTATGAACATGAATTACTTCAGCATTGATGATAAACTCCAAAAACTCAGAACAAAGTTGTTCCGCAAGCAAAATGCGAGGAGCAACAACAACAATTGTCTGTGTGGTTTTAGTTTGAAACTCTCGTAGACAATCATAGATCATCTTGAGAGTTTTACCTCCACCAGTTGGAACAATAATTTGGCCTTTATCATGCTGTTCCATAGCAGCAACGCCACGCTTTTGGGATGGACGAAGTTGGATGTTCATGATGAAAGAATCAATAGGTTAATTATATTGGCGAATACTAAAAATGTCAATAGACTCATGACACTTTAAAAAGTGTCACAAGCCTATGTCTCAGGATTTGTTAGTTCTTCAGATAGAGTTATTAAATCATTCACATCTAATACAGAGATCCCATTTTGAGTATTGTATTGTCTCACAATATTTGGAATTAATTTCAGGATCGATGAAACTAATTTCTCTTCAGTATCTGCTCCAGTATTTCTCTCTTCCCATATTTTCTCCATGAATAATTTTGATCGTTCACTCATTACTTACTCTCCTTTACAATATACTCTACCTTTTCAGAATAGTCTACATCATTCCAATGCCGTATGGCATTAGCAATAATAAAAAAGTTGGTAATTAGTATTTGAAGAGTGATCAAAGTTCTAATTACCGCTACTTTATCAGAAGTTTTATTACATTTTTTATGAGACTTTTCTCCAAGTGCTTTGGCCCAGTAATACCAAAACCCACGTTTAGTTTTCATTTCTTCCATGAATTGGACAATCAGAATTTACCCACTTTTTATCATCCGGCATTTCAGCATTATCCATAACCGGACAGGTACAGCCAGAAGCAAGAGCTTCATTAGATCCTGGAGTCAATCCATTCCAAGGCTTATGTTGTTTTTCCGCAGCATCACACATTGCTTCAAGTTCTTCATCTGTGTATTGGGACGATTGCTCAACTTTACGGTACAATGCCCAATAACGTTGCTCCCAATTCTTTTTCTGAGATTTTTCTTCTTCAATTTGCTTCAGATAAAACTCACGTTCTTGTTCTATTTGATCCTCAAGAGCGGCAGGAAGATCTTCTGACATAGTAAGATCATATTCTTCCGCAACTTCACGCATTAGTTTCTCAGGATATCCTTCATTGAAGGCAAGAGAACATCCTGCTTGCATTACATTCTTTTCATCAAAACCAACTGCCATCAAGAACTTCTTGAATAGTCCGGCATATTGATGATAACTCATATCAAGACTAGGTGTTTCAATCGTAATCTTCTCATCATCAAGAAGATCAGGAAAACCACCGCCAGTATAATATGGAGGAATACCTTTGCTGAAATATTCAAATTTTACGTAGCCTTCAATTGCCATGATTAAATTCCAGAACAAACATAGATTAGCATTTAATAAAAAGGTGTGGGACAAAAAATGGACAGTTTCATAACTGTCCATCAGTTACCTACCAGTAATATCCTCATATTCTACAAGTTTACCGTATTTGAAGTGTAATCGCAAGCGGGGCCAATCTTCCCAGGCTCCTTTCCATTGTTCTGGATAAATCTCAACATATTTTGTAATCATACATGGTTGATATTTACCATGTACTCCAGTAGGAATCCATTCAAAGTTGAGAAATCCAGTTTCATTGTATCTTGGATCACCTTCCTCAATTTCTTCAAATGTGTGTGTACCATTGTAACTTGGACACCACAATTGGCCAGAAGGATCTAACCAGTAATCAGTCAGTGTGCCACCAATACAGTCTTCAATGTCTTTAGTTTGACACACTACATTAGTAAATTGCTCACCTAAGTCATAGGATGAACGAAAATAGTCATACATGCCCATTCAAATCACCTCTCACTATCTTTTAAAACTTCAATGTGTTTTTTCATTGAATTAAAAACTACAACTCTGGCAGACGATCTTTTAGGAGCTGCTGGAAGTCTTATTACAAGATATTCATCATCTATAAAATCAATGACACCAAATAGGTTTTTGTACTTGACTTCCATCCCTTCAGAAAACATTAGTAAGGTCCTCAAGAAAATACCACTTTTGACTTTCACAAGATTCGAGAACAAATTCTTGAAAAATTGAATTTGAATCATCAAATCTCTCTAGTTCAACAAGTTCATCCATTCTTGAACAATAGTAATCTTCAATGATCCCTATCATTATACTTCTGTTTTCTATTTCCATACTTAGACATCATAGATTTTGTCTTGGCCCATATATTTTATTTGGTTTTGAAGTTGAATAATTTCCTTTTGCTGTTCAATAATTTTTTCTTGTAATTGGTTAATTCGGTCTTGATATTGCTGTTTTAGATCAAATTCAAGACGATTTAATTGAGTGCTAATCATGTGGTAAAAGATTCAACAACAGAGGATTCTACATTTTCAGCAAGAGCATATGTTCTTGCATTTAAAATGTTCTCTCTTAGATTACTATAGAACTTTTCATAAAAATTGCCATCATCTTCAGATGTAATGAGATCAAAACACTCATTATCATCCTTAGCGATTACATTCCAAAGACCGCCATATTCACTATGAGGAAAAGGCATGTAGTGATCGACAATGTATAAAAACTTAGTCTGGGCCATTTAATTTTTTAAATTACTTTAATACTATACAAAAAAAAGAAAGAAAAGTCAAGTCTAATGTGACAATTTTTCAACCGCCCCTTTCACGCAGACTGCGCACAAAATACTCAGTAAACATTTCCATTTTTTCAGGGGATACTGAATGGGGATATTGATTGATAGCATTCTTGAGTGCTGCCATTTCTTGCCATTCAGCATCAGTGAGTTTCTTTTTGTTTCCTGAGGAAAGGGTCATAAATTGCTCCCGTGTTTATGAGCATATCCTAACATTATTTAAGCCAAATGTAAGGTTTCTTAAGATTGTATTTATAGTGTTGTTACAAAACTTAACTAAAGAAAGTTCCAAAAGAACCTTTATCATCACCAAAACCTTTCATTCTATCTTCTAATTTATCAATAAGTTGATCAGTCTTGATAAGACTATCAATCCTACAAATCATTTCAGAAATCTCACGACTTACAAAAGGCTTTTCTTGCCTTGCCGAATAAGCAAGTGCATTCCTAAGATTAGATTCTGCTTCTTTTAGACTTTGCTCTACACTTTCAGATAATGCCATATCAAAATGCCTTTCCAAGAATATCACGAACTTCGGTGACTGAATCATAATTATATCCAACAACAGAGATAACAGCTTGATTGTCACGACACCAGACGATTGCTCTCATATTACCAATAGTTGCCCATTGAGAATTGCTATCACTTGGAGACATATCACGAGCACCAAGTTCAAAAAACTTAGAACGAGCAGTATTTCGACAAGCAATGTTATTTTGAATCACTCGCACACCTAGAGACATTGAAGGCGGAACACTCTCACTTCCACTACTACCAAGAACACTAGACATAGCACCAAATGTAGCAGATTTTGGAGCAGGACTAGAGGCAAGCACTGGAGTTGGTTTTGGTGATGTAATCTCTTCGGCAAGAATAGGAGCACAAAGGGGAGTTACAGGGATTGCTACAGCAGCAGCAATAAGAAAATTGTTAATCATTTTAATCGATCCTCGCATTTAGTATAAAATGTCCCATTTACATAACAGGACTTTCCAGGTTCATAGTACTTTATCACAGGCGGTTTGGATGTGTCAACAACACAAACCACTCCTGTTCCATATATTAGGCCATTCAAACAAGTATTGATGAAATTAAACATCAGCATTGATCTGATGTAAGTGATTCGGTAACCTTACGCAAAAGATATGAACCATCTACTTGGTACACCCATTCAATAGTATCACCTTCTTTTAGATTTGCTGCTCCTAACAGATCATCTGGGAAGCATACAAAATATTCACCACTTGCACCATCAGCTTCAACAGGAAGTTGCCATTTTACAACTTTATCTTTTTTAGCATCAAGTTCTGCCCGCTTATCATAATACTCTGCTTCACGCAGATTATATTCACGAAACTTTTGTTTTTCTTGATTTGATGCCACTTTCGCATTCAGTTCCTCTTCACTGTATTTGGAATGTTCTTCAGGATAATAATTTTCTTCCCAGAAATTATTCCACGCTTTTTGACAATCGGGAGACTTATCATCTTTATCGCATACAAGACTTTCTTTTTTCTTAACATACTCATCGTATGCTGGAATATGTCCCTTCCCATTGCCGTTCAGGAGAGCAAGGAGTTCATAACATCTTTCAGTATGATTTTTATAGCAATAATAGTTATCACTCACTACATTTTTGATAACATCATAAATTTCTTGAGGAGATGCTTCACTGCTATTGATCGCATCTTCAATCCATTTTTCAAGATTTTCAAGAGAATACTTTTTATAATCCATAATCAATCTTTTGGTTTTGGAGTAGAACAATCGTGACAATAATAAGAGAAACCATCACGGAAGTATTTTACCACTTGGAAGTGATGAACGTCAAGTGGTTTTGTTTCGCCACATTTATCACAGATTCTCGTCTTTTTTTGTCCGTTTTTGAATTCGTTTGATTTTTTTGAGTTTTGATTTAATATTTTTGTAAGAAAAGTAAACATCAAGTTTTCCTCTTATTTTCAATGAAATAATAATACAGGTTTCTGTACAAAAAGAACCAATACTTTTTCAAAATTGTTAAATTCATACATTTTTTGTAAATGGTTCAATACTGAGAATATCTATACGGGCATCAACTGCTTCTATAGAATTTTGAAGCTCATAAAGGCAATTTGTTGTCTCTACATTTTCTTCTTCAAGCCTTTCAATATTTTTTAGTGCTTCAGTATATTTTTCTTGAAGTTCAGAAACTAATTTTTCCAATTCAAGTATTCTATCTTCTAAAGACTTTGAATTTACTAATCCCCATTTTTTACGAAGCCAGTGTGGGTCAGCATCCATTACAATAATCCTACAGATTTTAAATACCTACGATATGCCATAAACCTCCCAAGTTTAGGTTGATCTTTAACACCTAGTTGATGACAAATTTCACAATAACATAACCACTCATACCAAGGAGTTGTTTCATCAAGTACATGATACGGATAGTCTACAGAAGTTCTTTCCAAAATTGATCACCTTTTTGAAGTGCTAGTGCTACTGTAGTGTGTTCTCTTGCTTGTCTATCAAGATCTTTTTCTTTAAAATAAAGATCAGATCTTTTTTGAGCACAAGCAAAAATATTAGCCCACATCTGTTGTTTTGGTGTCATTCTGAGTTTCATTATTTAAGTTAGGATGTGGGGCATAGAGTGGACCGGGATAATTACCGGCAAATTGTGTGAGATTTTTAACTGCCTCAACAACTTCAGGGGTTTCTTCCCATTCCCAACTGTTCCCATTTTTATCAATAAAAGTACGTAGTGTCATAGTTTTCCTCCAACAACTGAATCATAAGTCTTTTGATCTGCTTTGTCAAATTCATTTTCTTGTTTTGCTTTTAAGTACCAACGAGTAGCTGATATGCATTTTTCTTCAGTAAGAGAAGTGATAATTCCTTTACCATCCGGAGTGTAACTTGACCATGTTCCCCATTTTTTCTGCTCAATGTAAAAAGCATTATCAATTAATTGTTGTTCTGTCATTTCTTTCTTTTTGTAGTGCGAGAAGTGTTTCTAGTGGAATCCAAGCTGGGGGTTCTTGATTTACTTGTACTTGAACTTCTTTTACTTTTCGGTTCAGACTCTTGTTCCACACTTCTCTTACGTTTTTTACTGGATTTAGTGGATTGTTCATCACGATAATCAATCTTAACTATCTTCTTATCTAGTTTATGTCTTTCTAGATATTTGTCAATATGTTCCTGACACTGAAAATAACAAATTGTCGTATTTTTATTCTCTCCAAATTCAAGACGAATTGGAAATGTTTCATAAGGGAATAATTCACTTATATTCATATAAAAATCCCTCATTAGTGCTGTAGTGAATATTTTTAACTCCAGCTTCTTGAAGAGCAAGAGAACATATTGGACAAGGTTTACTATTTCTTATTTTTCCTTGAGGATTTACTCTCGCAACTATGATAGTATCACATTCTTCTCTACATTTTACTAAAGCTGCTATTTCTGCATGAAGATATATTTTTGGATCTAAACCCACCCTTTTAGCAAATCTAGCTTGTATTGGGTGAGACTTAGTTTCCAAATTAGTAGCAGACACAATGACTTTGTTTTTATTTACTAAAATAGCCCCCACCTTTTTCTTGGATGGTGATGATTTTGCGACATCCAAAACAGCATCATAAAGATTATCAGAAAGCATTTTCTATCTATTGTTCAGTACAAATGATACGTTGTGATAAGCATTAGGTTCACGAATAATAACTTTTTAGATTCCAATGTCTCTAATTGATAGATGATGGTGTGAATAGGACAATATTTTAATTTGTTATTCATCGTCCCATGGTGCTTTTTTAGACATAATCTCCTTCAATCTTTCAACTACTTTAGGGTCTGATGGTTGATTTAATCGCTCCACTAAAGCATCAAAATTTTCTTTTGGGAGGATGATCTTTTCTGGTGGATAAGAACCTTTACCCCAGAACTCTTCAAAATGATAAACATATTCCATATGTTGCCAACCATGATTAAGAGAGTACCAAAATTCACTCCACACATGATAATCATCAAACCGAAATCCAGAGTGTGAGATTAACCGATACCACCACCAAAATGGCGTATATCTAATCGGTTTAAATCCGATTATCCGCTTATTCAAGACCATCTACCCAACCTCAATTTACGTTCTTGTGAAAGATAATGATTGTATGGGTCATCATAAGGAAAGATATATTCACACATCCACCCCCATGATAGTGCTTCCCAAAAGTCATCATAACAATACTCAGGATACTTATAACAACTCATGATGTAACTGATGTTTTGAAAACCTTCCATAAACCATTCCCATTTTGTCATTTGCCAATATTCTTTTGGTGTCATAATGTTATCCGCAGTTAGGCATCCATAATGTAGATAGTTTGTTTTTCTTTGCCGTGATGTTGAAATGATCAATCTGACCATTCTTATGATAGATTCCGCACCAAAGAAACCCATCATCCATCATCTCAAAGTGTACCATATCAATATCCCTAACGACAATCTCATCAGGGTTCTTTTCATCGTTCATTTCTTCCATTTCCATTCACTCTTGATGCTCCACTCTTTCCTAATGTAGGAATAGTTTAAATAATCCCAAAAAATACCTTGATAATCTTCAAAGTCCCATTCAGGGTCACGACCATCATAAGTCATCAGTTGTTTCCACAACTCAAAACATATCTTAAATGCTTTCATTTTGCTTCCCAGAACTTACCATCAGGTCCACAAGAGTAATCAAGTGATTCCCAACATTTAGCACGGAGCATATCACAGAACCTACTTTCGTTTCCAGTTACAAGATTTGTGGAAGTATTTGGAGAAGTGCAAGTATCGTGTCGGTGTCCAAATCCAAATAGATGACCCAACCAATCCTTACGATAATACTTACAATCTTTACAGAGTTTCATTGGTATGGGTTCTTAAGGTTATCAAGAATAGCAGAAAAGAATGCTACCCTATCACGATCGTATTCACAGTCTACATTATGAGAATTGCAAAAATCTATAATGTTTTTCTCTGTTGGAGTTGGAGAATAACAATCACGGAACCTAGCATATGTAATATGTTCAACAAACTCTTTTCTCATAATCTCAAAGAGTTGGAAGAGTTCTTGTTGTGAAAGTTCTACTTCTCGGTCGGTTTTTGAGTGCCCTTGGAATTTGATGTTCATTTCAATTTACTCCGTAAAGTTCAAGAATCCTTTTGGCAACCACAATCGCAAGTTCTTTGTTGCCGATAGACATATATTCAGTGATTCCTCTGTGCTCACTATCGTGCTGTTTTCCTGTGGATTCTAGATAAACACCACCATTATCTACTTGAAGTTTTACGGTATGAGTCATACCTTCTGCTTCATCAAAAAGTTCATAAACATCAGTGGTACTGTGAATAATATCAGTTCCAGGAACTACATTGTAAGGTTGAAAAGTCATTGTAATTGGGTGTTTATGGGTGAATTATAGGGCATCTAAATCGGTTTTGGAGTGCCCTTGTGACGGTTGTTGAAGTGTCTTCACTCGTTCCAGATAATCTTTACCTTGTTGATACAAACCTTCAATCAGTGCGTTAATGTCAGCAGTTTGGACTTCACTGAACTCGTGATTGAGATTCTCATACCTCAGCGCATCAAGCATACACTCTAATGCCATTGCCTGTTGAAACTCTGGTGTGATAGGTGTGCCATGAGCAAGACCAGAGCATTCAGTATTGTAGAACATATTATATCGGTCAAGGATACGATGATTTCTTACCATACTATTTTCCTCAGCAAACTTATCAGCATCAAATACTTGTGATTTGGCAAACTCTTCTTGAAACTTTTCAGTGTCCATTAGTTGTCCTACCGTCATTTCTTTAAACCTCTGTTTGCCGTATTCTGTGAGTTCGTGTTTTTTGTTACGGAGTTCTTCTACTTCTTCTCGTGATAAGTTCAACCAAGGAGCATCATCAGGAACTGGAAGATTATGAGCTTCTTGTTTTATTTTTTCAGTTTCATCTTTGATTCTCTGGGTTTCTTCCCTTATCTCTTTCGTGCGTCTCTCCATTGGTTCTAACCAAGAATAATCAGTCATAAGTTGTAAAAAGAAATACTTTAAGTGTTTGTCCATCGTCCTGAAGACTTACCTGAACATTAGAGCATTCATATCGGACAAGTTCTCTTTCATATCCATTAATCACTTCAACACGAGTCACATCTGGATAGTTCTTTAGAAAGTCTCCATTAGGCATTTGAATGTCTTCGGTCATTTTTATCCCACTACTCTCCAACATACAGTAGCATTTCCTCTGCGTGTGGAAGCGATGTGGGAAAAAGCAGCATAAGAAAGATCTAAATCGGCATGAGAATATGGTCCACGATCATTTACTCTTACAATTACTTGTTTCATATTATCTTGATTCGTTACCCTAATTTTTGTACCCATAGGAAGATAAGGATGAGCTGCAGTCCAACGATAAGCATCAAACCGTTCACCGTTGGCGGTTGTTTGTCCATGAAATCCGTCTCCAACTCCATAAAAAGTAGCAATTCCGCAAGTAAGTCCGGCAATTAGTTCAATCATCGTTCCCAAGCATAAGATTTCAGAAATTCATTATCTCTTTCAAGTGTTTCAATTTTATCATACAAATCATCAATAATTTCAATCAAGGCATCATAATCAATCGTTGTAATTGTTCTACCATCCTCAATATCCTCATGGTAAGAATATTGGAGTTGTTGTTTCAGGTCTCGTGTGTCCATTTAGTTAATTGCTTACGAATTCATTATACAGCAAAGGACACTCGGTTTCAAGTGCCCTTGTGCCTATTTGGGAAGTGTCCTACCTTAAATCCCTCTCAAGTTTCTCAATCCTATTATGAAGTTCAGTGATAATGTGAATCAAAGAACGATAATCAATACTCTCAACATCATCTCCACCTTCCATATCAGCATAATATGAGTATAGGAGTTCTTTTGTAAAGTTTCGTTCAGTCATCGTAAATCCCTCTCTAAAATATCAATACAATCTGCCCATCCACTGAAATAGTCAAAATCGTATTTGTTGGTGTCTTCTTTATGATAGTTTTTCAACCATTCCTTCACGACATTCACAATCTCATTTGCGATTACATCACCAGATTGAACGGCATCGTGAGTATAATACCATTCCGTAAGTCGTTCGTGAAGTTTCATTTTTTATTCCTCAATTT